CGTACTTTTCCGTATTCGATAATCAGTTACAACAGTTGGAAGACGCGACGGATAGTGGTATGTGGAATGCCAAGACCAGCCCACTATGTGGGTGGTGTCCAGTTACGGGTTGTGAACATTACCGCCCTAGGAGATAGCCGTGCCGTACAAGAATAAAGCTGACCGCAAGTATACGAACGCCGTCAAATACGAAGCGCAACCTGAGCAGGTGAAGAACCGAGTTGCTCGCAACGCTGCACGGCGCAAGCTTATGAAAGCGGGTAAGGTCAGTAAGGGAGACGGCAAGGATGTCGCTCACGTAAAAGCCTTCGACAAAGGCGGCACCAACAAGGATGGCGTACGGGTAGTTAGCAAATCTGCTAACCGCTCCTTCAAGCGGGACAGCAAGCGCAACCTAGTTTCGGAAACCAGTACGCGGGAACGCAAAAAGAAATAACCCGCGCAAGGAGCAAACTAATGCGGATCGTTGAAGACAAAGTTCTCCTCGTGGAGACACGAGACCCTGATGCTATTATATCGACAGTAAAGAAAAGCGCCTTGATGGAGACCCATCGCGGATCGTCCAAGGTTGCTGTGCATTGGGGGCTGAAGGAAGCCCAGGCTTTAGCTGCCCTTGGGCATGATGTGCCTTCGCCGTTACTGCGCGACTACCAGTGGACCGGTAAGTTCGCGCCGTTCGAACATCAGAAGGTTACATCGTCATTCCTCTCGCTCCGCAAGCGGGCATTCTGTTTCAGTGAGGCGGGCACAGGCAAGACAGCCAGCGTGATCTGGTCTGCCGACTACCTCATGAAGCTGGGTAAGGTTAAGCGCGTCCTTGTGCTCTGCCCGCTATCGATCATGAAAGCTGCGTGGCAGCAGGACCTGTTTAAGTTCGCGATGCACCGCTCATGTAGTGTAGCCCACGGGGATGCTAAGGCCCGCAAGAAAATCATCGCTGCTGGCTCCGAGTTCGTCATCATCAACTTCGACGGATTAGCAGTTGTCAAGGACGAGATTGCCGCAGGTGGTTTCGATATGATCGTGGTGGACGAGGCGACAGCTTATAAGAACCCGCAGACAACTCGGTGGAAGATACTCAAGGACATCGTCAAAGAGACAGACCCTTGGCTATGGATGCTTACTGGTACGCCAGCCGCGCAGTCGCCCGTCGATGCTTATGGGTTAGCTAAGCTGGTGAACCCGGAGGGTTGCCCCAAGTTCTTCGGTGCGTTCCGCGACTCGGTGATGTACAAGGTGACGCAGTTTAAGTGGGCCGTGAAGCCGCAAGCCCAGTCCATCGTGCATCGCATCTTGCAGCCAGCGATCCGGTTCGAGAAGAGCCAGTGCCTCGACTTGCCGAAGGTTACCCATGTGGACCGTGACGCGCCCCTGACGCCGCAGCAGAACAAGTACTATAAGATGCTCAAGACCCAGATGTGCATGCAAGCTGACGGCGAGCAGGTCAGCGCGGTCAATGCGGCGACTAACCTGAACAAGCTGCTCCAGATCAGCGGAGGCGCGGTCTATTCGGATACTGGCGAGGTCGTGCAGTTCGATGTCAGCAACCGCATCAACGCCGTGTTGGAAGTGATTCGCGAAACCAATCGCAAGGTGTTGGTCTTTGTGCCGTTCACGCATACCATCGAGTTACTACGAGATGTGATGGCCAAGGAGAAGATCAGCTGCGAGGTCATCAACGGCAAGGTCAACCTCAACAAGCGCAGCCAGATCGTCGCTGACTTCCAGTCGCTGCCCGACCCCCGCGTGCTTATCATCCAGCCACAAGCAGCAAGCCACGGGCTGACCCTGACAGAGGCAGACACAATCATCTGGTACGCACCTGTGACCAGTGTGGAGACCTACCTACAGGCAAACGCTCGCATCGATAGGCCAGGTCAGAAGCACCCTATGACCATCGTGCACATCTCCGGCAGCGAGGTAGAACATAAGCTTTACAAGATGTTACGGGGCAACATCGAGAACCACCAAAAAATAATCGACCTCTATCGTCAAGAAATTTTACAAACCGCTTGACAATGTATAATGTAAAAAGTATTGCGGGCAAACCAAGAAGGAGCAAACTATGGTAGACATGAAAGCGGACGAGTTAGTCCTCACATATCGCAAAATACGTGACGCTATCAACGCGAAGGAAGAAGCGCACAAGGAAGAGATTGCCGATCTCAAGGCACAGCAGGACGTGTTATCTGCTGCACTTCTCGACTTGTGTAATGAGCAGAATCTGGATAGCATCCGAACCCCTGCTGGGACGGTTACGCGCACGGTGAACACCCGTTACTGGACGAACGATTGGGAGTCTACGTATGAGTTCATCAAGGAGCATGATGCTTTGCACCTGCTTGAGCAACGTATCCATAACGGCAACATGAAACAATTTTTAGCAGAAAATCCGGACGATCTACCAGTCGGCCTTCAAGCCGATACCAAGTATGTCGTGCGCGTACGTAAACCCGTTTCGAAGTAAGGAGATACTAAATGAGCAACCTATCAATCTTTAAGCAAGCTGGCGCGGTATCGACCGCATCTAAACGTGAACTGTCTGACCTCGGCAAATCCCTTGCCTCGGTTAGCAACAGCCGCCGCATCCAGACCAACACCAACGGCACCTTCAAGCGCCTTGTGAACGGTGAGCAGATCGGCAAAGCCATCCGTGGTGAGTTCAACGCTATCATCGTGGACGCACTGCCTAAGGTCAGCCGCACCTTCTACGCTGGCAAGTACGATCCAGATGCCAAGCCTACCCTACCTGACTGCTGGTCAAACCTAGGCGATAAGCCTGAAGCAGCCGCTGGTAACCCACAGGCTAGCAACTGCGTGTCGTGCCCACAGAACGTCTCGGGTTCGGGCGACAACGGTAAGGGTCGTGCATGCCGCTTCCAGCGCCGCATCGCTGTTATTCTTGATGGTGATGATTCGGGTGACGTCTATCAGTTCAACGTCCCAGCCAAGTCGCTCTTCGGTAAGGGTAACGGCAACGTGCATCCGTTCGAAAGCTACGTGAAGTTCCTGATTGCCAACGGCGAAAGCCCAGACGGCGTCGTGACTAACATCGCATACAACCTCGATGCTGAGACAATGCAGATACAGTTTACCCCTGTGCGCGGCGTCAGCGACGAAGAGTACGCACTGGTCAAGGAAGCCCGTAACGATCCGGCTACCCGCCAGATGATTGTGCTGACGGTTGCACCGCAGGGTGAAACAAAGGCACTTCCTAAGGAAGAAGCTAAGCCACAACCAAAGGTCACCTATTCCGACGAGCCGGATGAGGATGAAGAAGTTGAAGCACCGAAGAAGCGTGTCTCTAAGGCTGCTGAAGACGTTGTCCCCCCGAAGAAGGACCTTGCTAATGTCCTCGCTACTTGGGGTGACGATGACGAAGATGAGGATTGAGAATGTCGTACGGCTATAGCCTGAGACTTATCGAACGGAATAATCAAGCGAATGAGAAGAAGCTGGGTGTGCAACTGGGTCGGGAGTGTATCAAACACAACGTGCCTGTCGCGGTTGTCGCCAGCAGGTTTAGGGTAACCCGACAGACGGTGTATAATTGGTTCAGTGGGACTAGTAATCCTGCTGAACCCCTTCACGGCCTAGTTACCCACTACATCTCTACGCTTTCATAGGGTTCGCCCTATGGTATTTCTTCTTTTTCCAGGCGTTTTTGCGTCTGATGGCTGGTGACTGTTGTATATGACAAACTTCGATCTTCTCCAAACTGTCCAACCTGATGACGGCTACTTCGCTGTTGTCGGGATAAAGGAAGGCAGCTGGACTAAGCAGGAACTGGTTGCCACGCGGGAAGAGGTCGATGCCCTTGCCGAGGAGTATGTGGCCGAAGGCCGTAACGTCTTCTTCGGTGTTGCCAAGTATACTACGGATGAGAACCGCACTAAGGATAACGTAGCGGGACTAAAGTCTTTCTGGCTCGACATCGACTGCGGTGAAGCCAAGGCAGAGGTGAACCCGAAGACTGGCCGACCTGATGGGTACATAGATCAGGAAGCAGGGGTAGAAGCACTTAAAGCTTTCCTTGCTACCACCGGTCTACCTAAGCCCATCCTCGTCAACTCAGGACGCGGGATACACGCATACTGGGCGCTGACCGAGAGCATCACCCGCGAAGAGTGGGAGCCAGTAGCGGCACGGCTGCGTGACCTGTGCAACATCCATAAGTTCTACATCGACCCGCAGGTCTTCGAAGTGGCGCGCATCCTGCGCATACCCGACACTCTCAACTTCAAGGACAATCCCCCGAAGCCAGTGACCGTGTGGGCTAAGGCCAAGCCGGTGGACTTCGCGCTGTTCTACAAAACGCTAGGGGTGAAAACGCAAGACTTAACCCCCCTAGAAACTCCGAAGCGGGAACTGTCAG